AGGCCATGTTGCGTTGGTCGGCGGATGGCGGCCACACTTGGTCAAACGAGCATTGGTCGCCACTTGGCAGAATCGGTGCGTATGGCCACAGAACGTTTTGGCGGCGGTTAGGCATGACAGTCAAGCTGCGAGACCGCGTTTATGAGTTGTCCATGACTGATCCGGTCAAAGTGGCCATCATGGGGGCCGAGTTAATCATTAGCCCGACCAATGCCTAGCCCAAACGCAAATCCAACGCCTATTACACCCCCCAGGGTGCCGTTGATCGACCCGCGCACCGGGTTGATCGACCGGGCGTGGTATTTGTTCTTTTTGTCGCTTAGTAACATTGCGACTGATGTGGTAGATGATGGTAACCTTGGCCCTGACTCAGTATCCTTGATTGCGTCCTACGATGCAGCGCTTCGTTTGGTTAATCAGGAATTGCAAACGTTGCCGCCTGTCGTTACCTTACCCGTTCCTGACGTATTGACTGACTGCTGTTCTGCCTTGGTGTCTCAAACCGCAGAAATGCAAAAACAGATTGACGCACTTAACTTGACGCCAATTCCAACGGCCCTCATAGAAGGCTATGGCTATGTTGTTGGCCCTGCTAGTGCCACAGACAATGCCGTTGCCCGATTTGACGGCACTACGGGCAAGATTATTCAAAATTCTGTAGTCACAATTAGCGACACAGGCAACGCTAGCGGCATTTTGTCTCAACAGTTTAGCAACGGCTCGGCTGTCACTCTTGCCGCAGGGAAAATGTGGTATGACGGTTCCACTGGTGCTTGGAATTTGGGCATGGGTGGGGGCAACATTACTCAGCAAGTTGGTGAAGAACTGTTTATTTATGGCAAAGCGTCTGCGGCCATTACAGATTCACCATTACAAATTGTTTGCCACACGGGCACTGTGGGGGCCAGCGGCGTTATTACGTTTGCACCCACGATTGCGGGGATTACAGATGCCAATGCAATTGTCGGCATAGCTACTGAAGATTTGGCGCTTAATGGTTTTGGGCGTGTCACATCGTTTGGCGTGGTGCGCGGCATCACCACCAACGGCACGGCTTTCGGTGAAGTTTGGGCTGACGATGATATTATTTGGTACAACCCCGTAACAGGCAACCCCACCAAAGTTGAACCTGTTGCCCCCTACATTAAGGTGCAAGTTGGCCTTGTAATTAAAGCGGGGGCAGGCGGCTCTGGGTCATTTCAAGTTGGAATTGCTCGGGGCTCAAAACTTGGCGGCACAGATTCCAACGTGCAGTTTGGCACGTTAGCCAATACTGACTTGATTCAGTACAGCACCTCACTGGGCTATTGGACAAATGTGACGCCAGCATCTGTGTTGGCGGCAGCATCAGGAGCACCGGTCACCAAAACTGCCAATTTTACGGTTGCCAACGGTGAAACTTGGTTTATCAACAATAAGTCGAGCGCTACCTGTACAGTCACCTTGCCAGCCGCATCGTCATGGACTGGCCGCACATTGACCTTTCAAAACTATCAAGCCCAGACGTTGGTGTCAGCGTCGAGCAACGTCGTCCCCCAAGCCGGTGGGGCGGCGGGCACCGCAATCCTCTTGGCAGTTGCAGGCAATTGGGCGACAATGGTGTCTGACGGCACCAATTGGGTCATCATGCAAGCTGCCGCTAATAATTGCCTTTTATTGGAGTAACCCATGACAGTCACCGTCAAAGTCCTTGTCCCCGCCAAGAATGTTGAGAACAGTCAAACCACCCAGTACACCGCTACTGGCGTCACAACTATCATCGACAAGTTCACCGCAACCAACTACAGCGCCACTGCCGCGACCATCAGCGTCAACTTGGTCACTGTGTCTGGGTCTGCTGGCAACGCCAACTTGATCACCAAGACCAAAACGCTCCAAGCGTCTGAGGTCTATACATTCCCCGAGTTGGTGGGCCAGGTGCTGGGTGTGGGCGACTTCATCAGCACCATTGCAGGCACTGCCACTTCTATCAACATGCGCGTCAGTGGCCGTGAGGTGACATGAACGAGATCGCTAATTCTTCCGATAAAGTCAGGTTTCGGCAGGACATCCTTGTCGTGCAAGACGGCTTGCAAAAGCTCATCGCGCAGGGCGCGCTGGAGTCTACGCTGGAAGACTGCACGCTCAAGCACTATTTTTCACCCAAAGATGAAAAGTACGGTTGCTGCACATACGCGCGTGAGATGATGATCCCCAAAGGCACATTGATCATTGGCAAAATTCACCGGCATCAACACCTAAATTTTATTTCCAAAGGTAAAGTCGTAGTGTTTACCGAGTTTGGTGAAAAGCATTTGGAAGCACCTTGCACGTTTATTTCCGAAGTTGGTCTTAAACGTGCGGTCTACGCAGAAGAGGATACGCTTTGGACTACGGTTCACATGACTGAATTTGAGTCTGAAGCTGAACTGGATAAAATTGAACAAGAAGTTATTGCACCATCGTATGATGAAATGGGCTTAATTGCATCTGTTGACGCATTGCCGCAATTAACGGCGCAAGGAGAAACACTATGACATGGGGAATGGTTGCCGTAGGCGGCGCTTTGGCATATAGCGCATACACAGGTAAACAAGCGGCCAGCCAAGCTGCGGACGCGCAAGTGCAAGGTTCAGAACGAGCCTCACAAGTTCAACAAGACATTTTTAACAAACAAGTTGAGCTTCAAGCACCGTTTCGCGAAGCGGGCTTAACGGGTCAAAATCGGCTGATGGACTTGTTAGGGCTGAGCGGACGCACGGGCGCGCAAGGCTACGGCAGCGCGGCCAAACCGTTTAGTGAGGCTGACATGTATAAAGACCCTGGGTATGCGTTCCGATTAGCGGAAGGCGAAAAAGCATTGGGGCGAAGCGCGGCGGTGCGAAGCGGCGTAGTTTCAGGCGGGGCGTTAAAAGCTGCGCAACGCTTTGGGCAAGACTATGGGTCACAAGAATATGGAAATGCTTTTAACAGATATAACATCGAACGCGCGGCGTTAATTAACCCGCTCCAAAGTTTGACCGGTCAAGCGCAAAGTTCTGCTAATACGTTGACCGGCGCGGCGGGCAATCTAGGCGCTCAACTAGGCGAAAACATTACCGGCGCCGCAAATGCGCGGGCGTCTGGGTATCTGGGCGAATCAAATGCGTTGACTAGCGCAATAGGTTCGGGGATAAACTTTTACGGTGGCCAGCAGTATCTTAACAGCCTACCTATTCGTTCATAAGGACAGATCATGCCGATCAACCCAAACATCGCAATGGGCGGTCGCCCTATTCAGCTTGACAACCCGTTGGCTCAATACGCGCAATTCTCGCAAATTCAAAACGCACAAAAGCAAAATGAATTGGCAACGTTGCAAGTAGACGCGGCAAAACGCGCGGCTGAAGAAGAAGTTGCAGTTAAAAACTATTTTGCTGAAAACCCAGATTTAGCTTCGCCAGAATCGCAAAACAAATTGATGGGGTTTGGTAAAACAGGGTTATCGTATTCTAAATTGTTGTCAGAACAGCAAACCGCAAATTTAACCCGCGAAGAATTGCAACAAAAAATTTACAAACAAAAACGTGACTTTGGTATGCAAGCGCTGCGGGATTTGTCGCTAAACCCTTCGGACGAAAACATCGTTGCGTTTAGCCAAGACGCAGTCATTCAAAAATTGATGTCGCCAGAAGAAGCTGCGGCCAAAGCCAAACAATTATTGGGCATGCCTGTGCCAGAACGTCAAGCCTACATGGCTGCACAAGGCGCTCAATCTAAAGAGTTGATGGCCTTGTTTGAGTCTAAGCCTGTTGAGCGATCTGACGGCCAACGCAAATGGCTTGAAGAAAGCAACCCACGCCTACCAAGTTTTGGCCAAGTCGTGCGCGCGCCTATTCAAATGCAAGCCACACCAAGCGACGTTCTTAGCGCTACGACTACCATGCGCGGCCAAGACATCGGCGCTACAACCGCAAGACGGGGCCAAGACATTACCGTACGGGGCCAAGACCTTGCTGATGCGCGCGAGTTGCAAAATCTTAAGTTACGGCAAGAAGACCAACGTCGTGCGGCTGACCCCATGTTTCAACAGCAAATGGCCGACGCCCGAGCTTTTGGGGCCAAAATGGGGCAAGACAAAGTATTGCGCGAAACGCAACTGCCCAAGGTTTTGGATACCGCAGCGCAAACGCTTGCTGACGTTGATGCGCTTATTGGTAAACGTGATGACAAGGGAAGTTTGCTTAAAGGTGCAAAACCGCATCCCGGATTTGCAAACGCCGTGGGCGCTGGGCTTCCGTTGCGGTTTATCCCCGGCACGGATGAGTCTGACTTCCAATCCCGTTTTGACCAAATCAAAGGCGGCGCATTTTTGCAAGCGTTTGAAACGCTCAAAGGCGGCGGTTCAATTACACAACCTGAAGGTGAAAAAGGTACCGCAGCGCTTAACCGCATGGGTTTGGCCCAAAGCGAAAAAGAGTTTGTTACTGCGGCTCGCGAATTCCAAGACATTGTGCGCACGGGCGTAGAGCGCGCCAAAAAAATGGCGGGTAGGTCTGGTGGAGAAACCGCACCTGCGGCTGGCGGCGCTGCTGCCGATCCTTTAGGAATTAGATAATGGCCACAATAGCTGAAATTCGCACACAATACCCGCAATATGCAGATATGCCCGATGCGGTTTTGGCTGATGCGCTGTACAAAAAATTCTATTCTGATATCCCCCGTGCAACTTTTGACGCCAAAGTTGGGTTAACGCCTGTTGCGCCAAGTGGCACGGGCATGCCCGGCCCCCGTACACCTGCGCAACCTAAATTGACCGGGGTTCTAGGGGTACTGGAACAGATAGGCGCGCCACTCCAAGCAGCGTCAGAAGGCATTATCAGCGGCGGCGGCAACGTCATGTTTGGCGGCCAACGCTTGTTGGGTATGGGGCTGGAAAAGATAGGTGCTACAAACGCGGGACGCGCTTTGGTTGAGGATGCGTTGCGCCGTCAAGCGGAAGCACAAGCGCGCGTTGCACCGTTTAAAGAAGAATATCCGACTTCTACCGGGGCGGGCGAGTTGGCGGCTGAAGTTGCCGCAACGTATCCTGTAGGTGCGGGGCTTGGCGCTGTAGTGGGAAAAGTTGCGCCGGCGGCTGCGCCGTTGGCGCAAGCCATCCGCACTGGCGGCTTTTCAACTGGTCAAGCCGTACAAAAAGGCGCGCCGATTGCAACGCGGGCGGCTGACTTAGGTATTCGGGCTGCGGGCGGGGCTATTACAGGTGGTACTACTGCTGCGCTAGTTAACCCCGAAGAAGCTGAAACAGGTGCAGCTACTGGCGCAGCGTTGGCCGTTGTCGCCCCGCCGGTTGTTGGCGCGCTTGCAAAAGGTGCGGGGTTTCTCAAAGACGCTTTTACTGGCCAACTTGCCGCAGTCAAAGCAGGCAAAATTTCCCGCGAAGTGGCCGGTGACCGCATCGGGGCTATTCGCGCAGCTCTTGCCGCTGCACCAGATGACTTGACTGCCGCACAGGCTGCGGCTGGCGTACAGAAAAATGCGTTTCAAGCCTTGGGCGCGTTTGCAAGCAAAACAGACGATATATCGTTAAAGCTCAAACAACAAGCCGCAGATGATATTGCAGTGTTGCAACGCATGGCCGAAGGCGGCAACGAAACTGAAGCACGGTCAGCGTATGAGGCGTCAATTAAACGATTGAACCAACTGACGCAAGACATGCGTAATGTTGAGTTGGGCGCGGCCAATCAAGCGGCGCAAACAATCAACCAATTGGCACCGCAAGCGCAACAGCGCCAAGCGTCCATGATAAACGCGCTGCGCGAAGGAATGCCTGCAAACTTGCCTTCTGGTGCGGCGGGCACTCCAGCGCCCGGCGTATCCGGCATTCATGCGGGCACGGAAGCATTGCAACGATCAAATGCTGCAGAAGCCGCCGCTGGACGACTAATGGTTGCGCGCTCTCAAGCTGCTCGCGGTGGTGTTTCAGAACCAACCATTCCCGGCGTAAATGACCGACGGGTTGGAGGTGCTAACCAGTTTGTATCCGAACAATGGCAAGAAACGTCTGACATCTTTGCAAATATTGCCAAACAGCGCCGCGCTGAAGCGGGCTTTTTGGAGCGCCAGATTGGCAGCTTAGAAGACTATGGTTTGCGCCCTTTGGACGCTAACAGTATCACTTCGGCTATTGACTCCAAACTTGCAGCGCCAGGGCTTCGTGCTAGTTTAAACACGGTTAAAGTGTTAGAAGCGGTCAAAGGCGACATTGCCAATTTGACGGCCAAAGGCGGCGGCGTCATTGATGCGCATGACTTGTACACGTTGCGCAAAGTAGGCATCAACGAGCGCATCATGCAGATTCTTGGCCAGACTGACCCAAAGGTCAGCGCCAAAGTGACGCGCAGCGTGCTCCAAGAAGTTCGCCCGCTGATTGACGACGCAATTGAAAGGGCAGGCGGCACTGGGTGGCGCGACTACCTCAAGACGTATTCGCAAAACATGCAAGCGATTGACCAAAAGGCTATGGCAGCGCAAGCAGCCAAGTTGTTTAAAGATTCCCCACAGGAATATGTTCGTCTGGTACGGGGTAACAATCCAGATGCCGTGGAGGCTATTTTTGGCCCGGGCAGCTACGACATCTTTAAAGAGATGGGCAGTAAAATGCCTACGCTAGAAAAACTTGCCACTAGCATTGAAACTAAAGAGGCAATGAAAGAAGCTGCGGGTCTGGGCCAAGAAGCATTTGCCGATGTTATTGAACGCGCCGGCAGGACTTTTCCGCGCCTTCGTAACACGCTCAACGCAAAAGTCACGTTTGCCAACCTTACTTCAGATCAGTTGGAAAGTTTGATCGGGCCAAAAATCGCGGCTAAATTGCGCGAGGGCATGGTGTCTGGCAAAACCGCGCTAGAAATGCTCAATACACTGCCTGCGTCAGAACGTGCTGGCGTGCTGCGCATGTTGACTGACCCCTCTAAGTTTGGCAAAGCTGGTGCGGCTGCGGCTCGCGCAACAGTAATGCCTCAAGCACCAACCAACGCCTTGGCTCCAGCGTCGGAAAACCAAAACGCTTTGGCACAATGATGGACTACCAAGTACTCTTCAACATCGCCGTGGCCATCGCCGGATTCTTCGGCGGGTGGACGCTCAACCGCATCTACATCGCCATCGACCGGCTGGACGGCGACGTGCGCAACATGCCTTACAACTACGTAAGCAAAGACGACTACAAAGCCGACATCCGCGACATCCGCGAGATGCTGGGCAAGATTTTTGACAAGCTCGACAACAAGGCTGACAAATGAGCGAGGAAAAAATTCAAGCCATGGAAAGCAAAAGCGCTCTAATTGAGAAGATTACGTTTGCATTGTTGCCTTTGTTGTTTTCCTGTGTGGTTTACCTGATGTCGGCACTGTCTAATTTGTCACATGAAGTCACCGTCCTAAACAGCAAAATCAGCTTGGTGGTGACCAGCGACAACCGACAAGCGGTTAACTCAGGCGCTGAATTAGCCCGTGAAAAACTACGCCAAGACTTAGAAAAAGAAATCCAAAAAAACCGCGATGACATCCAAGTCAACCGAATGCACATTGCCATCTTGGAAGAAAAACTCAGTGTTGTCCACCGCATAAAGGAAAAATGATGCTGACCCTGTTCTCATCCCTTATCAGCTTCCTCATGGGCGGTTTGCCCAAAATCCTTGAGCTATTCCAAGACCGCGCCGACAAGAAGCATGAGCTGGCGCTGGCCGCCATGCAAACCGAGCGCGAGCTGACCTTAAAGAAAGCTGGTTTGGAAGCGCAAGAGCGCATCGAACACATCCAGACCGAACAGATTCAGATCAACGCCGAGGTCACCAACAACCAGACGGCCATGCAAGAGCGCCAGGCGCTCTATGCGCACGATATTGCGCTGGGTCAGGGAGCGGCTCAATGGGTGACCAACATGCGCGCAGCGACTCGTAGCGTCATCACCTACGGCATGTTTGCCATGTTCATGTTCGTGGAGATTTTTGGTTTTTATTACGCTTGGCACACAGACGTGGCCTTTGATGTGGCGCTCAATCACCTGTGGGACGATGAGACCCAGATCATTTGGGCGTGTATTGTGAGCTTTTGGTTTGGCGGCCAAGCATTTAAGTCGAAATGAACGTCAGCGCTGATGCGATCAAGATGATCCAGCACCATGAGGGCATCAGGTACAAAGCGTATCGGTGCCCAGCGCAGCTTTGGACAATAGGAGTCGGACATGTACTTTACCCAGACCAAGCTAAGATACCAATGGATCAAAGAGGCGCTTACCCGTTACGCCCAGAAGATAACCGAACGTTTTCAAAGGACGAAGTAGATGGAATTCTCAGAAGCGATCTACAGCGCTTTGAGCGCGGTGTGGAGCAACTTATATCTGTCAAACTTACCCAAGGCCAATTCGATGCTTGCGTCAGCTTTGCTTTCAATGTTGGTCTGGGAACGCTACAGCGCAGCACCTTCCGTCAAAAGGTTCTTCGCGGGGAAAAAGACGCGGCCATAGCGTCGCTGTTGCAATACTGCAAGGCTGGCGGCAAGGTGCTCAAAGGTCTTGAGAACCGCCGCAAAGACGAAGCCGCGTTATTCATCTCTTAAACTTTTTTCTAAAAAAGTACAAGATCACCGCGTAGTCCACGCCAAAACGCTTGGCGATTTCTTTCTTGGTGACGCCTTCGTTCCACAGCGTTATGGCTCTGGACTCGCTGATGGGTGTGGGCTTGCGCCCGCTGCCTGGCCTGGCGCCGCCTTTAGTCTTCATTGAGCGCCATCCAGACCATCAGGCAGATCACGCCGACGCCCACGGCAATGCCAAGGAATCCAACCGCAAATACGGCAAGTATGGTTTCGATCACATCACACCTCGCATTTCCCAGCCGGCTAGGAAATAGTTCCATCGCCCTTGCATAGCCTGGTTGTTGTACTTGTCACCTGTCATGGCCAAGTCGGCGTCGGTATAGCCCTTTGATGACATCAAGGCGTGGAATACTTTACGTGCTTTCATTTTTCTTCTCCAGTTCGCGCCAAGCCTCTTCCTCAGCGTCGTCGATTTGCACTTTGCGCCAGCCAGAGCGCTTCTGGCACTCTTGCTTGCAGTCGTGCAAGCACAGCGCCTCTTGTGGGTAGGCGCAGTCCTGTGGGTCTTTCATTTGATCAACTCCCGGTATGCGTTAATGGCGGTCTTCAAATCGTTTTGCAACTGCTGGATGCGGTCGTCTTGCTCTTGCATCTTGGCGTAGGCTTCGGCAGCAAACTTGGCCAGGTTCTCCTGACTCCATGTGTCAAATGCTGGCATGGCTTACCTCACTCGGCGCAATGGTTCGACCACCTTCTCAGGTGGGGGTGGGGGCAAGCCTGCGCTGGGTGCAGTCCAACCCTGCTTGCGCCAGGTCGATTGCACATCTGACCCTCGGGTGGGTTTGAACTTGGCGTTCGTGATTAACACGCTTGGCATCACAATCTTGGTGCCGGGTGGGGGTGTCCAATTACTCATGGTCGTCTTGCCTCTTGTAGTATTTCAATACGCTCGCGGGATGCCCGCAAGGCCGTGTAGCGCTGGTGCAGTCGCTCCAGCACAGACACTCTTTTGCCTGACTCACGTTCATGGGTCAGCATCTCAAGCACCTTGGCTTCGTCCAGGGTCTTGAGTTCAGCGTTCAGTTTTCGCCAAGTGATTTCCAATTTTTGTCTCCAGTTTAGCTATCAAGTCAATGGTGTGCTGTAACGTACGCGCAGCGGCGTTGGCGTCCTTGCGGTGAATTTTCAATATGGATCGCGCCGCTTTGAGTTGCGCTTTCCACAGGTCTAGTCTGGTCATTTAAGTTCCTCCATTGCAATATCCGACACCGCCCGCTTGTCATGCAAGGCGGCAAAAATTTTTTCGTCAACCGTTTTGTTGGTCAGCATCACGTAGCACCACACAGCGTGCGCTTGGCCTGAGCGGTGCAAACGACCAATGGTCTGTTCGTACAGCTCCAGACTCCACGGCAGGGACAGAAACACCATGTGACACCCCCCGTGCTGGAGGTTGAGCCCGTGGCCGGCTGACTTTGGATGGACGGCCAGTAGCCTGACTTGTCCAGCATTCCATCGCTCGATGGCTCGGTCGTCGTCAAGAGTCGTGGGAGTGAACCGGCGCTTAAGCTCGGCAAGTTCTTCTTGGTACTGGTAAACAATGATGGTATTTGCGTGCTGGTTCTCATCTAGCAACTCCTCCAAGCGATCAAATTTGTGCGGGCTAAACCACACCGCAGTTGTAGTAGAGTCAAACTTGCCGGGTGTTTCGGAGGCTTGCTTTTGCGTGTCGTACACGAACCCGCTGGCCATTTGCTGCAGCTTGCCGGTCACCACGCCCCCATTGGCCGCTATGGCCTTGGCGTCAGGGAACTCCACCACAAAGTCGGCCTTCATCTTCTCGTAGGGCTTGCGGTCGCTCAAATCGCAACGCACCTCGACGACGTGCAGCGGGGGCAGCTTGTCTTTGTATTCGCCTGGCTCCAACACAAACGTCGCCGGTTTGATCTTGTCCATGACCTTGGCAAGCGACCCGACCCGTGGCGCCCACTCGCCAAAGTCTTTGTTGACCAGCACAAAGTACTGCTGCATGAACGCGCCTTTGGAGCGGCCCAGCAGGCTCAGGTCAATGATCTTGCACTGGCCAAACACGTCCTCCAAGCCGTTGCTGGTAAAGCTGCCGGTCAAGCCCCAGCGGATAGGCACGTCTTTGATGATCTTGTCGAACGCCTTGAAGCGCGCGCCTGATGGGTTTTTTAATTTTGTGAGCTCATCAAACACCAAGCCGTCCACCAACAGGCCGTCGCCGGTTACACCACACACATCAGCTAACCATTGCAAGTTGTCGTAGTTGATGACGATGACATTGGCGTCGCTGTTAAACGCATCGTTGCGTTGCTTGGGTGTGCCGACCGCAATGGCCAACTTCAGTTGCTTGCTCCACTTGGCGGCCTCAATGGGCCACACGTCGGTACAGACGCGCTTGGGCGCCACCACCAACCAGCGCTTGACGTGGCCGTCTTTGATCATGGCGTCCATGGCGGTCAGCGTGATCGCTGTCTTGCCAGCACCCACAGGCGCCAGCACCATGGCGCGGTCGTGCTCGTACAAGAAGTCAGCGGCCTGCTCTTGATAGGGTCTAAGTTTCAACGTAGGCATCAATAGCTTCTCCGCTTTGCGGGCCACCAGGCAAAACAATTGGCGACACCCAACGGTCGCCTACCAACCGCTTGCTGCGCACGTACTTGGCCATTTGCGCATCCGTCAACTGGCCGTATTGCGGCGCTACATACGGGTCAGGCGGGATGTCAAACTTTGTCCCCGTGGGCAATGAGTTCCATTTCTCAACAATTGCCAGCGCGGTTTCTTTGTCTGTAAATACAGCGCCGCGTTTTGACATAAACGACAGTGTGTTAAACGCATTGTTGGCCACAAACCACCACCCATTTGGGTTGTTGTCATTTGCAGGCCGCGCTTCATAGGGCGGGTACAGCACGCCACCAGACGGCGCGGCGTCATCAACGCTGTCGCCTACAAAGGTGGCCCCTACGATATTAACTAATCCATCCATCAATCTGCTCCTTAGTCCATCACCACTCATAGCGCTGGTTCAACAGGGCCATGTCCGACATGAAAATTTTCTGCAAGGGCGACAGTCTGCCGCCTTTTGTTTTCAACTCCACGAACCAGGTAGTGCCATCAGGCAAACAAGCGATCCGGTCAGCCACACCTTTGCGCCCAGGCGAGGTGAACTTCCACGTCTTGCCGCCCCTGCGCTCCACAGTCCAGACAAAATATTTTTCGACTTCTGATTCTTTCATGTCAAAAAGTTTAGCACACTTTTATTTTCTGTGCTACAGTCAAGGCTCATCAACTCAACTAAAGGACACTTCGATGAAACATCTCCTCCTAACTTTGTTGGCCGCTGCTTCTGTAGCGCACGCCGACAACTTCGCCGAAACCGACAACCAAGCGGGCGGCAAGATCACCATAATGACCGATGCCTGCGAGGCTGACAAAGCACAGTCCCGCGCTTACTTCTACACCCGTGACGGGCTGACTGAAGAAGGTTGCTGGAAGTACGACGCTGAAACAATCGTCATCGTCTGGGAGCGCCAAGGCAAGCGTCGCTATCCCATCAACATGTTCTCGCTCATGGGCGGGTATCGTAAATTCAAGGCGTTTTAATCATGGAACTGAAAATCACCACCACCGAAGCAGAGAAAATTCTCTTGGAATGGGCGCAAGCCAGATTCCCAGATGCCTTCAATGCAGTAGAAATCAAAACCTACAGCTACAGCGGCGAAATCAAATTCACCAAAGAGGAAACAGCAGATGCAGCACAGTAACATTGTCGGCGGCTCGACCGCCAAGCGCGTCATCAACTGCCCAGGCTCAGTGGCCTTGGTGCAAAAGATGCCGCCCCAGCCCAGCAACAAATACGCCGATGAGGGCACGCTGTTGCACAACGTCATCGCCGACATTGTGATGACCGACAACCCGCCCGAGCATTACCTGGGCACCAAGTACGAAGACCAAGTGCTGACCCAAGAGTTGATTGACAATAAACTCAAAGTGGCTATGGCCGCGCTTGATGAGATCGACCCAACCAAGGAGATGGAAATTGAAGCTGAAACTCGCGTTGGCTTTGGCGATCTACTGCCTGGTGTGTTTGGGTCTACCGACCTCATTGGGCGTATCGGAAACCGCGCAATTGTTCTTGATTGGAAGTTTGGTGATAATGTTGCTGTGGAAGTAGAAGAGAACCCGCAGCTCATGTTCTACGCCGCTGCGTCCATGCGCACTGAAGCCGCCAAGTGGGCGTTTGATGGTGTCGATGAGATCGAATGCGTGATCGTGCAGCCGCCCCAGGTCAAGCGCTGGGTAACCACGCCAAAGCGCATTGCTGAGTTTGAATTGCAGTTGGTGCAAGCGGTCAAGCTGGCGCAAAAGCCAGACGCCGAGCTCAAGACTGGCGACCACTGCCGCTGGTGCGCAGCCAAGCCCATCTGCCCACAGATGACCGGCGCTGTTGACCGGGCCTTGAAGACGTCCATCGACGCCTTGGACGCGCCTCAGATCAGCGCGTATCTAAAAAACGCCGATATGCTGGAGCAGTGGATCACTGACCTGCGCGCGCTGGCGCTTCAGATGCTGGACAGCGGTGCTAAACTGCCCGACTACAAGTTGGTGGCCAAGCGTGCCATCAGACAGTGGACTGACGAAGACAAGGCCAAAGTCGCCCTGTTTGCGTTCGGTCTTACAGAATCTGAGGTGATGGAGACTTCTATCATTTCACCGGCCAAGGCTGAAAAAGCGCTCAAAAAGCGCAAGCAAGCCTTGCCCGATGATCTGGTCGTCGCCGTCAGTTCGGGTAACACCATCGCGTCTGAGAGTGATCCCAGGCCGGCGGTGATTCAAATCGGGAAGCAACTCACTGCTGCCCTTTCTAAACTTCAATAAGGACTATCATGTCAAATTTAGTAGCGTTCTCTCAAGCGGGCTTGCCCGCAGTCTCCACCCTCTCAACCGCTTTGCGCGCGATCCAAGCAGACGTTGGCCCAGCCGGCACAGTCATCCTCAAAATGGATAAAACTGGCCACTGGGTCTTTGGTGCCGATCAGACCGAAGTGGAAGACGACTCCACCTGGGCCATCAACCCTTTCAGCTTTGTCCACGGCTTCATCGCCTGGGGCGATGGCGAAGTGCTGGCCGAGAAAATGGCGTCGGTGTCCCAACCGTTGCCTGAGCTTGATGAAGCGCCCCCCGGCGCCAAAAAAGGCTGGGAGACACAAGTGGGCATGAGCCTCAAGTGCATCAGCGGCGAAGACAAGGGCATGGAAGCGCGGTACACCACCACGTCAGTGGGCGGCAAACGCGCTGTGCAGACCTTGGCTGTAGCGTTGGCAGAGCAAGTCGAAAAAGACCAAGCGAAGCCCGTGGCAATCGTGCGCCTCAAAAAGGATCACTACGCCCACAAGAGCTACGGCAAAATCTACACGCCTGTGTTTGAGGTGCAAGAGTGGGTCAGCATGGACGGTGAGCCTGAGCCTGCAAAGGTTGAGGAAGCACCCGCGCCTGCACCCGCAGGCCGTCGTCGTCGGTCTGCCTAAGTGACTTTTCTGATGCCCGTTGGTGACAGTGGGCATTGGAAAAGGAGACACTTATGGAAGTCTGGAAACTTGTGCCTGAGTATGAAGGCAAATACGAAGTCAGCGATCAAGGGCGTGTTCGTTCGTTTCAACGAGACCCACAAGGCCGCATTTTGCGCCCAGGTCGTATGCCTGGGGGCCATTTGAGCGTGGCTTTGGGGCGCGGAAATAGTCAATGCGTTCACAAGCTAGTGCTGTTGACCTTTGTTGGGGCTGCCCCCGATAAGCATGAGTGCTTGCACATAAACGGGATTCCAAACGATAACCGGTTAGCTAATTTGCGGTGGGGCACGCGCAGTGAAAACAACATAGACGCAGTATTACACCAGCATAGAGGTAAGCTGACTGAAGCACAAGTGAAGGATATTCGTAGCCGAATTAAATCTGAGGGTCGTGGTATTGGAAGGCAATTAGCGGCTGAATACGGCGTACATGAAACAACAATAAGCGCCATAAAAGTGCGGAGACACTATGACTGCTTTGTGGATTGACTTTGAAAGTAGATCACGCTGCGACCTAAAAGCCGCAGGCGTTTACAACTACGCTCAAGACCCATCGACCGACGTGCTGTGCATGTCGTGGGCTTTTGATGATGATGAGGTGCAGACGTGGCTGCCCGACCAACCATTCCCCGAGCGCGTGCGCAACCATAAGGGCTTGATCTACGCCCACAATGCCGCTTTTGAGCGCCTGATTTTTTGGTACGTGTTGCAGGTCGATTTTGATCTAACACAGTTCTACTGCACCGCCACCCAAGCCCGCGCCAACTGTGCGCCGGGTAGCCTTGAAGACGTGGGGCGCTTCGCCGGCGCGTCCATGAAGAAAGACCATCGCGGCTCGCAGTTGATCCGCTTGCTTTCAATTCCGCAGGCCGATGGCACCTTTAGGCAAGACCCGGCCCTGATGGCCGAGATGGTGGCCTATTGCGAGCAAGACGTGCGCGCCATGCGCTCGATCAGCAAGGCGCTCAGGCCATTGTCAGAGGAAGAGCTGCTTGACTACCACGTCAACGAGCGCATCAACGACCGGGGCGTCTTGGTCGATGTGCCCCTGTGCAAGGCGGCCATCAAATACGCCAGCGATGAGTTGGTCGAGATCGAGCAGATCGTGGCCGAGGTCACCGAAGGCGCCATCACCAGCGTGCGCTCCCCCAAGATGCGCCAGTGGGTGATTGAGCGCGTGGGCCCGCAAGCCCTCAAGCTCATGGAGACCTACAAAGACGGCGAGATGAAGTACAGCATCGACAAGACTGTGCGGGCCAATTTATTAAACTGTGAGGATGTCCCACCAGATGTTCAAGAAGTCATTCAATGCGCAGACGACCTCTGGGCGTCGTCGGTTGCGAAGTTCAGCCGCCTTGCAAGCCTGGCAGACGTCGAGGACAACCGAGTTCGAGGCGCGTTTGTATTCGCAGGCGGCAGCGCCACAGGCCGAGCTTCAAGCTATGGAGCCCAGGTTCACAATTTCACTCGCAAGTGCGCCGAATCGCCCGAAGACGTTAGAACTGCAATGGTCAGAGGCCATTCAATTGTTCCTAGATTTGGAAAGCGCGTTACTGAGGTCCTCAAAGGGATGCTCAGGCCCGCACTGATCCCCGCTAAGGGTAAGTCCGTGGTCGTGGCTGATTGGGCCGCCATCGAGGCCCGCGCCAACCCATGGCTCTCAGGCCGTGGGGACGACAAGCTGGCCATCTTTGCTAAGGGCGAGGACGTGTACAAGGTCAACGCCGCTGCGACGTTCGGGGTGAGGGTCGATGAAGTGACCAAAAACCAGCGCCAGATCGGCAAGGTGCAAGAGTTGGCCTGCGGCTTTGCCGGTGGCGTGGGTGCCTTTGCGGCCATGGGCCGCGCCTATGGCGTGCAACTCACCGAGTTTGAGTCCAAGCGCATGGTAGACGCATGGCGCAGGGCCAACCCTTGGTCTGTGCCCTACTGGCAGAACCTTGAAGAAGCCTACACCAGGGCGATGCGAAACAAGGGCCATGAGTTCAGCGCGGGGCGGGTCACCTATATGTTCGATGGCCAGCATCTCTGGTACGCTCTGCCCTCCGCGCGGGTGCTGTGCTACCCGTTTGCCAAGCTAGACGCCGATGGTGTGACCTACGCCAAGGCCGCTTGGAAACCAGCAGCAGACGCAAAAGAATGGCCGCGAGCCCGCCTTTGGAAGGGTCTAGCGTGTGAGAATATCACGCAGGCAACGGCCAACGATTTGCTACGCCATACCCTGCGCCAGCTTGATGATGTGGTGCTCCATGTGCATGATGAGGTGGTGTTGGAAACCGATCGGCCAGAGGAGATGGCCGCGCGATTGAAAGAGGTGATGTGTACGCCGCCCGAGTGGGCCAAGGGCTTGCCCCTTGACGCAGAGGTGGCGATCATGTCGGTATACGGCAAGTAAAAAGCCCGCTTGCAGGCGGGCCTTTAAAGGAGACACATTTTGGAATTTCTGGATTTTATTACTAAATTAGCCCCAAGTGGCGAGACAGCGCTGATTGTCAGGCAAAAACCACAGTTGACCTCAGAAGGCGACATTCAAATGCACGCCGATGGGGCCGTCAAATGCACATGGCCGGCATTCCTGCCCGACCCCAAGCGCATCAAGGCAGATCAAGCCTGGTACGGCAACACGGCCAGCTTCATCATCGACCGATTCGCCGAGGGCCGCGTGTCAGCGTCCGCTGCCAATTGTGAGTACCTCCTTGTGATGCTGCTGGACGACATCTGCACCAAGTCCAAGACCCCGCCGCTTGACCCGACTTGGATCATGGAGACATCGCCCGGCTCATTCCAGTGGGGCTACGCCTTCAGCGACCAGCCGACCAAGGCCGAGTTCAGCGCGGCCATCAAAGCCATCGCCGAGGCGGGTTACACCGACCCCGGTGCCTGCAACCCGGTGCGCAACTTTCGCTTGCCTGGGTCGATCAACCTGAAGCCCGGTCGCGACAACTTCGCCGCCCGCCTGGTGACTTTTAATCCAGAGCGTGAATACTCACTAGGTGACATTTGCACCGCCTTGGGTGTCACACCAGTGGAACCCGACTCGCTTACCCTGCGCCCGATCCGCATCTCTGATGATGGCGCGGATGACGTGATGGCGTGGCTCAGTGGTCAGGGTCTGCTACTGTCCAAACCCAACAACGAAGGTTGGGCAGGCGTCATCTGCCCCAATGGTGCGGAGCACACAGACGGCAACCCAGAGGGGCGCTACATGCCCGCCAACCGGGCGTATTGTTGCCTGCACTCGCATTGCGTTGACTTCGATTCCCGCGCCTTTTTGACATGGGTGGCCGACCAAGGTGGCCCCGCCCACACCCCCGGCTTGCGTGAGGAACTGCTTACCCAGGCCATGGAGTCGGTGCGCGCCAAGCTGACCCCCACCGCCGATTACCCCGATGAGGCCGCCCGCGTCATCGCCGAGGTGGAGCGCAAGGAACTAGGCCGAGTTGAAAAGAACGAATGGTACGAGCGCTTCGCCTACGTCCAGACTGATGACGCCTTTTTCGACATGACCGACCGCCGCGAAGTCTCGCGCAACACTTTCAACGCCCTGTACCGGCACATCGACTGCAAGTCGATCCATAACGCCAAGCGCCGCATCGAGGCCGCAACGTCCTTTGATGAGAACCGCCAAGGCAAGGGCGCCAAGTCCCTGGTCGGCATCACTTACGCTGCAGGCGCGTCCGTCTTGGTCGCCAGAGAGGGTCAGGTGTACGGCAACCGATGGCGTGACGCGCGCCCACAGCCGGTGGCCGGTGACCCGGCCCTGTGGCTGGCGCACGTGGAGCGCATGGTGCCCGAGCGCTTTGAGCGTGAGCACCTGCTAAACGCGCTGGCCCACAAAGTCCAATTCCCGGGGCACAAGATCAACCATGCGATTTTGCTGGGTGGCAACCATGGCAGCGGCAAAGATACCCTTTTCGCCCCCTTCTTCTGGGCCATTGGTGGGCCGTCCAAGCACAATTGCTCATTGGTCAAGAACGAGGAATTGACCTCCCAATGGGGCTATGCGCTCGAGTGCGAGGTGATGGAGATCGCCGAGCTCAGGCAGGCCGAGGCCAAAGACCGCCGAGCGCTGGAGAACACGTTAAAGCCCATCATCGCCGCGCCCCCTGAGCTGCTCATGGTTAACCGCAAGGGCTTGCACCCCTACATGGCCCTGAACCGGGTCTTTGTGATCGCGTTTTCTAACGAGCGCGTGGCCATCTCGATCCCCAGCGAAGACCGCCGTTGGTTTGTCCTATGGGCCGATGCCCCCAAGCTCCCAGAAGCTCAGGCGGTGAGCTTGTGGAATTGGTATCAGCACCGGGGCGGGTTCGAGGCCGTGGCCCATTATCTGCACACCCGGGACGTGTCCGCGTGGAACCCGAACGCAGCGCCCCCCATGACTGAGGCCAAGTCGATCATGGTCGAGCATGGCATGTCTGGCGCAGAATCGTTCCTGGTTGACCTCATGCGCAGGCGCGCGGGTGAATTCTCCCGGGGCGTGTGCGGTGGGCCGTTTTATGGGCTTTGTGACCGGCTGCAGGGCATCGCCCCGGGTAACGTCAAAGTCGTCCAGGCCGCGCTATTGCACGCGTTTAAAGAGGCCGGTTGGATCGACATGGGCCGCATTAAATCGCGAGACCATGATACCAAAAAGCACGTTTTCTGCGCCCCTGAATTGAGCGAATACTCGCGCTCTGACCTTCGGCGCATGGTCGAGCCTTCGGCATAAAAAAAGCCCGCACTAGGCGGGCTTGTGAGGGTTGGCAACTGCTAGAGGTCTAACAGTAGGGCAAGTATAGCGGCTAAGATAACCGCGCAGATCAACGCCATGCGCGCACCAGCTCGCCCGCGTCATAAGGCGCGGGCGTCTTAGGCACTTGAAACAAACCCGGCACCCGGCGCGGTTTAAGGTTCACCAGCTCCCCACGTTTCACCGCCCCATAGACTTGATCGCGTGTGTAGCCGGCGCGCTCGAGCTCCCCCATGGTGCGCGGTTCGGTGCATAGGTCTGCCACCTTGGGCGGCGCATACGGCGCCAGGGCGCGCTCAAAGATCGGATGCATGGTCGACCTCCCATGCAAGTTCGCAGATTTCGCCTACAGAGCATTGCCGCGCATCTTCAAGGGCGCGCGCCTTGAGTTGCTCAAATGTTGGGTTTTGGCCATCTTCAGCGCCCCAAATACCGCGCAAAGGCGCGCGCCCCTCCACCCGATACATCCAGGTTTTGGTTTGCGTTTGATGGCACCAACTGTCGTACAGCGCGACTATTAATCTGATGCCTTCACTTGATTCAACTTCAAACGGCTGAGTCATGATCGACCTCCCATGCACTATCGACCCCTTCGGGCACTGTGGGCGTGGTGCTCAGTGGCTGCCAGTCCCAGGCGGTTAGCCCCTTGTTCAGGGTCTCATAAGCAACCACATATTCAGCGGTGCTCATGCTGGCCCCATGGGGCGGGTAAAAGCGCTTAACGTGCCCCTTCGATTTCATGGGCTTATGCTTACCGGTGCATTTTGCGTGATGCGCGAAAATGTCCGCGCGGTTCGTAATGTATAGGGTTTTTCCTAGTTTAATCGTTTGCATGGTGTTGTCCTTCATTTAATTAAAACGTCAAAATAAGCCAGCGCGCACACTGTGAGCGCGGCCGCGATGATCAAGGCTACAAAAATGTCTTTCATAAGTTCCCCAGAAAAAAATGATCGAAATCAAATACTGCAACATAGAACCCGCGTGGGCTCGCGTGCACTTCGTAAACCCATGCGTCATCATCCTGCGCGGCTAACGTGTCAGCGAGAGCCTGCGCGGCCCCTTTGGTGGTGTAGTACGTCATTGGTCGCGCTCCAGCGCTTCGCGCGCGCGGTCCAATGCATAGGCCAGGTTTTCAACCCGGGCCGTGTCGGGCATGTCCGGCGCCGCTTGATCGGCGTAGAAAATAAGCGCCTCAAGCGCTTCGCGCATGGTTTCATGTTTATCAATCATGCGTTGCAACACCCGCAGCATGGGGCGTCTTCGCAGCGCCCGGCCTTGTTTCGATAGTATTCCCGGCCCCCTGAATTCCATATGTGCGAGACCCCATGGGATTGAGCGAGATATTGACCCGCATGGGTTTCGTATTCACAGTCGCCCGGTTCGGCCGTTATCCATGCCTGACGGGTTATTGTGTCGAATTGGATTTCGTCCCCGGGGTATATAGGCGCGCCCGTGCGCGCATCTTTGCCCTTGTATTTGGCGCGCATGGTTTTAATGGTCATACACCACCCCATTAGTCATAATTTTGGTAAGGTTAGCGCCGGGCACGTGGCGCACGTTTGACCCATCTTCGTGTGGCGCCCACGTGCCCGCAAAATCAACGGCCACCACGGCGCCATCGATGGCCACCACGTGGCCGCGCGCATCGGCCACGTGCTTATCGTGCCCCAAGCGTTTGACCACGTGGCGCGCAAATGCCACCCGGTCGCCTACGTTAAATTTTAATGTTTTCATGGTTTACCCTTCGTTTAGTTGATCGGCACAATGCGTGCCCCAATGCGGCCACCATGGCCGCATTAGGTCAGACACTAGCGATCGAGATAACCCGGCGCGCGTGGCCGGCTGCATGGTCCGCGATCACAATATCGCGCGCAGCGATTGACGTGCCGGAGCACAATGTACATTTGGCACACGTGGACCGGCGCCCGCCCTCTGCGCTAGCGGGACATGATGCCTCGCCCGGTTGAACGTCGACGCCCACGCTAACCCGAAAAACGCGCATGCCTAAAAGGTTTGCTTTGGCAGCTTGATCAATATTGTCCGCGCTTGCCATGACAAGGGGCGCCCATGCTTGCACGTCAAAATCGGCGCGGTCCCATTGGTGCGAATAACCGCGCCGGCCGGCTGCATAGCGGGTTATTTGGGTCCACATTTTGACCGGCGCCGCGAAGGCGTCCCCATATGTGCCGATTCGGACAATCTTACCGGCCAGCACGCGCGCGATTGTGGCCGGGTCCGCTTTGACGTACCGGCCGCGCTTATATGCGTGGAATACGCTTTGCACGCTCTTACCTACCTGCACGTAGCATGGGGGCTCGTCACTTTCGCCGGTCTTAATGAGATATGGCCGGTGGCCACAATCGCCGCAGATAGCGTAATCCGCGCCGGACTGCAGCGCGGCCATGGGCGCGATATCGGACCGGATGATGAAGGTTTGCACAATGGCGCCGGTCTTTGCGTTTGCGCTACCGGTATCGATTTTGTTGACAATGACGACAATGGGCGCGCCGTCAATGGTTGACGGACCCTCATACGCGATATAACCTAGAATTTTTGACATGATGAACCTTTACTGTATTTGAGTGGATTGAGCGCGGCCGGTGGCCGCGCGGTTGACATTTAAACCTTGAATTCGATGCGCTCATGCAGCCGGTTGACGCGGGCAAAATCAAGCAGTTCGGCGCGTGTGTTGCGGCCGCGTGTACTGCGAATCAGTGTGGCCAGCGAGCGCGCAGCCATGCCGCGCAGGTTCGATTCGTCAAGGTAACCAATGATTTTCACTAGTTCGCGTGTTTCTGATTTGGTCATTGTGGGCTTTCTGTACTGTAGTTTATGCTGGCTCAAAATCAAGCCAGTGAAGATAGTGTAAGACATTGACGAGCGCTTGTCAACCCATGCAAATATTGACCCGCGATTGTGTGGGGTTATTGTGGGTGCAAACGTGGGCGGATTGTGAGCGCATGTGGGCAAGCGCAAATCGACCTAAGGTAAGAGCGAAAACCTTACACTGTGGACAATGTGGGCAAGAAAATATAGGGTAAGGTATGATAGATTATATGTAATACTATATAGTTAACTATTAGGTTGTGGAGCCATGCTTGCTCACCAAAGCTCACACCCCCATGGTTTAGGCAGCGACTAAAAAAGGGGTGTCCACATTGTCCACAAGCCCCCCACTAAAGTACTACATCATGCAAAAGGCCACACGCCCAGCGAGCGACTGGGTTGTGTGGACATAGTCCACACGCCCCCCCACCAAAGTACTACATTGTAAGGTTTGTAAGGTTGTCGGCTGCAGGTCGCGTGGCATTTTGCTGTTTGCTCGATGGCCCCGGGTAGGGCCGAGCGCCGAAGGTCACGGAAGCGGAGGGGCTGCAAACAAAATTTTTAATAGCCCACATTGCCCACACGACCCACAGATTTTTTTAAAAATTTTTGTTATATTCAGGCCATGTTTGAAAGCCTACCTTTTGCACCGCGCAAGGTCGAAGCGACTGAGGCGCGCTTAAACCGCATCTACGAAGCTGCCAAGCTGGGGCTGAAAGGCGACTCGTTGGCGTTGGCCTCTGGCATGCTCCCCTCCGAGTACCGGCAACTGGTGCAGCTTGACCCCATTGCGGAGATGGCGGCGCAAAAAGGCAAAGCAGACGCTGAAATGGAAATGTCCCAGTGCTTGCACAAAGCAGCGCGCGAAGGCGACTCCAAGGCCGCGCTTGCAATCCTGCAAAACGTCCACGGTTGGGTGGCCAAGCAATCTATCACTATTGATGTCGATCAGCGCATCTCAGTCACCCAAGCGCTGCGCGACGCTGAGTCCAGGGTGATTGATGTCATCGCCCACGCGCCAAGTCCCAAACTAGACCTAACTCATGCAGAGCACCAAGTACAGCGCTGAAGACGAACAAGAGCTGATGGCCCGGCTGTGGAGCCCGGCGATCAAGGACAACCCGTTAGCGTTTGTAATGTTTGCGTTTCCATGGGGCGTCAAGGGCACACCGCTGGAAAACTTCACCGGCCCGCGCAAATGGCAGCGCGAGGTGCTGTTGGACATTGCCGAGCACATCAAACTGAACCAAGGCAAGGCTGACTTTGATGTGCTGCAAGAGGCCATCTCATCTGGCCGGGGTATTGGCAAGTCGGCGCTGGTGTCGTGGATTACGATCTGGATGCTGGCCACCAGAATAGGCTCAACAACCATCATATCGGCTAACTCTGAGTCCCAGCTCAGGTCAATCACATGGGCCGAGATCACCAAATGGTTGGCCATGGCCATCAACTCACACTGGTTTGAAGTGTCAGCCACCAGAGTGATGCCGGCCAAGTGGCTGACCGAACTGGTCGAGCGGGATTTAAAAAAGGGCACGCGCTACTGGGGCGTAGAAGGCAGGCTCTGGTCGGCTGAGAACCCTGACGCCTACGCTGGCGTGCACAACTTTGATGGTGTGCTGGTGGTTTTTGATGAAGCATCAGGTATCGATGACTCTATTTGGGCGGTGACCGGCGGCTTCTTTACAGAAAACACGCCAAACCGCTTTTGGTTGGCCTTCAGTAACCCGCGACGCAACACCGGGTACTTTTACGAGGCTTTCAACAGCAAACGGGCGTTTTGGCGCACCCGAATCGTGGACGCTAGGACGGTCGAGGGCACCGACAAAGCGGTCTACAACCGAATCATTGACGAATATGGGCCTGATTCAAGCCAAGCGCACGTTGAGGTCTACGGCATGTTCCCAAGTGCAGGCGATGACCAGTTCATCGGCGCCGACATAGTGGACGACGCCATGGCCCGGCCTAAGTACAAGGACGCCAGCGCGCCAATCGTGATCGGCGTAGACCCGGCACGGTTCGGCGCGGACGCTACGGTCATTGCGGTGCGCCAAGGACGGGATATTGTCAAGATCATGCGGCACAGGGGCGACGACACCATGACGGTGGTGGGGTATGTGATCGAAGCAATTGAGGAGTTCAAGCCGGCGCTGGTCGTGATCGACGAAGGCGGGCTGGGGGCGGGTATTGTGGACAGACTCAAAGAGCAGCGGTACAAGGTCAAGGGCATAAACTTTGGAAATAAGTCCAAAAACCCAATCATGTACGGTAATATGCGCGCGCAGATGTGGGGAGATATGCGAGAATGGCTGAAATCTGCTAGTATCCCTAGCGACAGGTTCTTGAAGACGGACTTGATTTCGCCTATGATGAAGCCTGATTCACGGGGAACAATCTTCTTGGAAAGCAAAAAGGAAATGAAAGCTCGCGGTCTTGCCTCACCCGACGCTGCTGACGCTATATGCGTCACATTTGCCTTTCCAGTGGCACATCGTGAGTATGCTGAACCCAAGCGCACCGCTAGAAGCTACGGTAGCGCAGTATCTACAGGATGGATGGGAGCGTAAAATGCCACTTGTCAAATCCAAAACTTCCGAAGCATTCCGCAAAAACGTCAAGGCCGAAGTGAAAGCGGGCAAGCCCGTCAAGCAGGCCGTGGCGATTGCGTATGCAGTCAAACGTGCAGCCCCGAAAGGAAAGAAATGAGCAAGACCCTCGCACCTATCGCTAAACTGAACAGTGTTGAGCCCAAAATGTCCGGCGCTGGCATGCCAGCACGCAACAAAGAAACCCATTCACCCACTGCCAATTGCTATGCCACGATTCCATCGGGCAACAATGTCAAGGCAACGGTGAACAAAGTCCTTAGCAAGATCAAATAATGGCAGACTTCACAGGCATTGCGGCTGCTGGCGCAGTGGCCGAAGGCGGTAAACCAAAGAAGAGCGCGTCTGACATCCTGGCCACAGCCCGTGCCAGGCTTGATCTGGCGGTGTCCGCGCTTGCCGAGAGCCGCGAAGATGAGATCGACGATTTGCGCTTTTATGCCGGCTCGCCTGACAACCATTGGCAGTGGCCCGCCGATGTGCTGGCCACCCGTGGTGCGGTGCAGGGTCAAACCATCAACGCCCGCCCGTGTCTGACGATCAATAAGTTGCCTCAACATGTGCGCCAGGTCACCAACGACCAGCGCCAGAACCGGCCTGGCGCCAAGGTCATCCCGGTGGACGACAACGCCGACGTGGAAGTAGCCGACATTTTCAACGGCATGATTCGGCATATTGAGTACATCAGCGACGCCGATGTGGCCTACGACACTGCCTGTGAAAACCAAGTTTCTTACGGCGAAGGTTACCTTCGCCTGCTGACCGAATATTGCGAAGACAACACGTTTGACCAAGACATCAAGATTGGCCGTGTGCGCAACTCCTTTTCGGTCTACATGGATCCAACGATTCAAGACCCAACCGGTGCGGATGCCAAGTGGTGCTTTGTCACTGAAGATGTGACCAAGGCCGAGTTTGAGCGGATGTACCCAGACGCTTCACCCATTACCACCTTGCAGTCGCTGGGTGTGGGCGATCAGTCGATCAGCAACTGGCTCAATGAAGACACGATTCGCCTTGCGGATTACTACTACATCGACTTTGACCGCACAACGCTGAACCTGTACCCCGGCAACGCCACGGCGTTTGAGGGCACGCCCGAGGACAAGCAACTGCGGGCAATCTACGGCAAGCCCAAGAAATCACGCGAATCTGACCGTCCAAAGGTCAAATATTGCAAGATTAACGGGTACGAAATTCTTGAAGAACGCGAGTGGGCGGGCAAATACATCCCCGTAATCCGCATCGTAGGCAACGAATTTGAGGTAGACGGTCGTTTGTACGTGTCGGGATTAGTACGAAATGCTAAAGACGCTCAGCGTATGTATAATTATTGGGTTAGCCAAGAAGCAGAAATGCTGGCCTTGGCGCCCAAAGCCCCATTCATTGGCTATGGTGGCCAGTTTGAGGGGTATGAGAACCAATGGAAGACCGCCAACACGCAGAACTGGCCGTATTTGGAGGTCAATCCAGACGTTACAGACGGCCAAGGCGGCATGTTGCCACTACCCCAGCGGGCACAGCCTCCAATGGCCTCCAGCGGCCTCCTACAGGCCAAGGCGGGGGCGTCTGAAGACATTAAGAGCACCACAGGCCAATATAACGCCAGTTTGGGCATGGGCTCCAACGAGCGTTCGGGCAAAGCCATTCTGGCCCGCCAGCGCGAGGGCGATGTGGGCACATACCATTACGGCGACAACTTAGCCCGTGGCGTGCGCCATGTAGCCCGCCAATTGGTGGACTTGATCCCCAAGATTTACGACACCCAGCGCATTGCTCGCATCATCGGTGAAGATGGCGAGACCAAGATGATCAAGATCAACCCCGAGCAACCCCAGCCGGTCAACAAGATCGTTGATGAGCGCGGGATTGTGATGGAAAAAATCTACAACCCAGGAGTCGGCAAGTACGACGTGGTGGCGATCACTGGCCCAGGCTACGCGACCAAACGTCAAGAGGCTTTAGAGGCGATGGCACAACTGTTGCAAGGAAACCCTCAACTGTGGGCTGTGGCCGGTGACCTGTTTGTCAAGAACATGGATTGGCCAGGCGCCCAAGAGATGTCCAAGCGCTTTGCCAAGACCATTGATCCCAAGTTCATGTCTGATGGCGATGACAATCCAGCATTGCAGGCTGCACAGCAGCAGATGCAGGCCATGGGTCAAGAGATGGAGCAAATGCACCAGATGATCCAAAATGTCGGCAAGTCTATTGAAGCGCAGGACATGGAGCGCAAGGACTTTGAGGCCCAAGTCAAAGCATACGAGGCTGAAACAAAACGTTTGGCCCAAGTGCAGGCAAGCATGTCACCAGAGCAAATTCAAGATATAGTCTTGGGTACGGTGCATGGCATGATTACGTCTGGTGATCTGGTCAGCGAAATGCCTGGCCGCGAACAAAATGAGATGATGCCTGAGTCTGCTGAATATGCACCTCAACAGATGATGCCACAACAAGGGATGCCACAATGAAAGCGTGTGATTTTGTAGGGTTGCTGTTCTTGGCGCGGGACGTGGCGCATTCAGTGCATCTGAACACCCGCAGCTACAGCAAACATGTGGCGCTCAACATTTTCTATGACCGAATCATTGGCGCGGCAGATGACTTTGCTGAAGCCTATCAAGGCCGGCATGGTTTGATGGGGCCAATTACTTTACATTCCGCAAAGAAGACGGCTAACATCATTGAGTTTTTGGAAGACTCGCTAAAAGAAATTGAAGACTGCCGGTATGAAGTTGCTGACAAATCCGATTCATCTTTGCAACAGCTCATTGACAACATCATTGAGATTTATCTTCGTACCCTGTACAAACTCCGCTTTTTGGCATAAGGACGCATCATGGAACTTCTGAATCCGCTATCACAAACTGGTTTTCCTGGCCGCACCGCGTCTTACAGCGGTTCTGCGGGCAATACTGCTGATTGGAACTCTGGCCCTGAAGGCGTGGTGGTTTGGTCTACGACCCCTTGCTATGTAGAGATTGGCCCTGGCGCTGTGGCTACCACTGGCAGCACGCCGATCCCTGCGTATACCCCCATCCCGTTTTATTTGCCCATGGGCACCGGCGCTCCTTTTCGCGTAAGTGCCATTCGCATTGCGGATGACGGCGCAATCTATTGCAAACCGATTAACAAGCAATGAGCTTTGGTGTCGCTCTTCGCAACGCAGTAGCCATTGGTCTTGGCGGTATTGCCACGCTGGTTTCTGGAAAGCATGCCGAGATCATCATCGGCAATTTGTTGTGCGAAAACAATGACAATCTCGTCCAAGAGGACGATGGTTTGATTCTTTTGGAGTGACCTAAATGGCCGTCTTTCTCTCCCCTGTGGGCGGCGCTGCGGCCCAGTTCTTTACCAACAGCGGCGTAATCCTGTCTGGTGGCAAGCTGTGGACATACGCAGCCGGCACAACAACGCCAAAGGTTACGTATACGTCCTCTAGTGGTAACATTGCCCATGCCAATTACATTACTTTAGACTCCGCAGGGCGCGTGCCAGGCGGCGAAATTTGGCTACTAACGTTTCCGTACAAATTTGCTTTGTACACTTCTACTGACGTTTTAATTGCAACTTACGACAATATTTCGGGCGTCGGCGCGGCTGAATTTCAAGTACAAAACTTTATTGGCACAGGATCACAAACCGTATTTACTTTAAGCTCCGCATCACTTGGCGAAAATTTTACTTCTGTTTACATCAATGGTGTTTATCAGAACAAAAACACATATACAGTCAGTGGGGCAACAATTACCTTTTCTGAATCTCCGCCCCTTGCCACAATCATTGAAGTTATATTCAATTAAGGAATCATCATGGCCGACACCAAAATTTCAGCACTACCCGCTTCAACCGTCCCGCTTGCGGGCACCGAAGTTCTGCCTATTGTTCAAAGCAGCACGACCAAACAAGTGTCTGTTGCTAACTTGACTGCTGGTCGGGCAATTAGCGCAACTGAAATTACATTAACTACGGGTAACGTAATTGTTGCAAGTGGTCAAGGAATTGACTTTTCTGCTGTTGTTCATTCAGGCTCATCAAGTAAATTATTAAATGATTATGAAATAGGGAATTGGACACCTACTGATGGTAGCGGAGCAGCCCTATCTTTTACTTCTGCAAATGGAAAATATACGAAAATAGGCAGGGCTGTATTTGTTGAGTTTCGTGTTACCTACCCTGTCACAGTAAATGCCTCTAATGCCGTAATTGCTAGTTTGCCATTTACAAATAACAACAATGACAGGGATAATGTTCCAGCTACTATTTTATCTGATGGAGCTACAGTAAGTGGTATGTTTAATCAAGGTGCATCAGATTTTAGTGTTTTTACTATTGGTACATTTACAGCCGTTACAAATGCCACATTAAGTACAAAAACTCTTAGAGGTAGTGGTTGGTATGCGGCGGCTTAACAGGAGATAAACATGGCATTGACTAAAGTTACGTATGATTTAATCAAATCTCCAGACGCGCTTTCACCTGATTTTGTTGGCGCTACTCTTGAGGCAGTAGCACCACCGCTATCTTTTGTTACTGCAAATAGCGCAGGAACGCTTAAAAATTGGGGCGGTATATTTGTACGAATTGTTGACGATAGACCAGGTTCTGAAGCAGCAGCGTTGTTTCTTGGTAATCAAGAATCACCTTTAGTTACTACGGTTAAAATTGATACTCATGGATCATTGATTGTTAACCCTGGAACCCCAGGCGGAATTTTATCTAATCAAATGCAAATGGCATTTGATATAAGCAACCCAAGCAATGACCCTACTTTTGGAAAAGTTTTAGGGTCAGATGGTTTGTTTTATTATGCCCTTGATAATCATGTATCGGATTCAACAAATAGACCAATTACAGGTAAAAATTGGCAATCTTTTTGGTATAGTCCTGCTGGAAATCCAGACGTAGGAATCAATATAGATAGAGGTTCTGGTTCAAACGTATGGGTAAGCGGAGTTTTATATAACGTAAACAGAATATTTGGTGAGCGCGTTTCTGCTTGCGAAATGGATAACGATGAAGCATCACCTATAGCCGCAAGAAATTTAAAAACAAACAATAACAATACGTTTCTTGTTGGACAAGGATTTTCTGTTCTTGTGTCAAACAATGTTGAAAAGGAAGTTGGAAGACACATTTTTAGAATGTGGGATATTGCTACGCTTGGTGCTGAGTCAGGACTATATAACCTTCAATTAAAATCAGCGGGCTATAAAATAGTTGGCCCAACAGTAGATGGTGATGTTGTTAATGCAACTTTAGGAAAACAAACAAACATTGGGCCATACGGAACACGAAAAAAAGTTGTTGAAAAATCGGCAAGTTATACGTTAAGCGATGTAGTTATAGATCAAGATTCGGGTAAAGTATTTACCAATCGCGGCGCAAGAGGAACCGTTACATTTACGTTGCCAAGTATTAAACAAGTTGGAACTGGATGGGCTACAAAAGTCATGCAAGATGTTACTAATTTAAATATTCCAGCAGGAACATTTAAATGGACAGCAAGTGTGACTGCACCAAATGAGTGGCGTATTGAATTGACTGCGGGCGGAAACCCAGTTTTAGCAACACCAATTACTGTATTTTATGAGGGTAGCCCGTTAGTTAATGGAACCGTTGGCGCTCTTACGGCTGGAAAATGGGCATATGGAGACAACGATTCACTTGGCTACAGTACCATTTATGTTCGACTTCCAAGCGATATAAACCCAAATAGTTCTCCATACTCACTTGTTTGCACGTATAAAATAGTAGTTGCAATGGATGCTGTTGATGGTGATTCGACAAGAGGGATGATTATGATTCCAGGCGTAACCAATGCTGCTGGTGTCCATGTAATTGAATCAGATGGATTGCTTGGTACATCAGTTGAATTAACAAGTTTTGGAAATCCAACTAATGACAATACGTACTATAAATCATGGCAAGGTTTGCAAAGTGGTACTTGGACTCGGTTAAATTAATAACTTTATCAAAGGATTGATATGTTTGAAAAACAAATTGTTGTAGACCTAATTGAAACCCTTGAAAACGGGATAGTTCAAGTTCGTACTTGCACCCGCATCATTGAAGATGGTCAACAAATCAGCGACACATTTCACCGCCATGTGGTCGTTCCTGGGGACGATTACAGCGCAGAGGATGCCAAAGTCCAAGCTATTTGCGGTGTCGTACACACTGCCGGCGTGATTGCGGCTTACCAAGCGGCCCAAATTCCAGCATAATGCTGACAAACCCTTACCGGCGAGGTTCACCGGGGAATCTTAGGATTCATTGAAATGACTGAAGAAGTCCAACAAAACCTAGCGGAAGTTGACTCCGCGCCAGCAACGGAAGTGACGGCCACTCCTGAGACTGTAGAAAATGCGCCGGTAGTCGCTGATGAGCAAAAAGAACCTTCAAGGGTTTTTACCCAAGAAGAACTGGATGCAGCCATCGGTAAGCGGCTTGCGAGAGAACAGCGTAAGTGGGAAAGAGAGCAGACTCAAAGGCAAGCGGAAACGCAGGCATTGAGAGCGCCAGCAGACATCCCGCCGGTTGATCAGTTTGACAGTCCTGAAGCCTATGCAGACGCATTGGCCTACAAAAAGGCTGAAGAGCTGCTTGCCCAGCGTGAACATGCCCGGCAGCAATCTGAAATTCTTGAGACCTACCATGAGAAGGAAGAAGAAGCTCGGAACAAATACGATGACTTTGAACAAGTCGCGTACAACCCAAAACTTCCAATCACGACCGTGATGGCTCAGTCGATTCAAGCCTCGGACGTTGGCCCTGAAGTAGCTTACTACCTCGGTGCAAACCCCAAGGAAGCAGATCGAATCTCCCGTCTTGCACCTATTTTGCAGGCCAAGGAAATTGGAAGGATTGAGGCCAAATTGGCCAGCGATCCACCAGTGAAGAAAACGACATCCGCGCCAGCACCGATTTCTCCCGTGACGGCTCGCTCCTCTGGAGCGCCGGCTTATGACACGACTGATCCTCGGTCTACCAAGACCATGAGTGCCTCAGAGTGGATTGATGCCGAACGAGCCCGACAGATGAAAAAGATGCAGGCAAACCGCTAAATTTTTAAAGGACTTTTTCCATGGCTAACAGTATCTTAACCATCGACATGATCACGCGCAAAGCGCTTGAGATTCTCGAAAACAACCTTGTGTTGACCCGTAACGTGAACCGTCAGTACGACGACAGCTTTGCTGTTGAAGGTGCCAAGATTGGTTCGACCCTGCGTATTCGCCTGCCTGATCGCGCTTTGGTGACCGACGGCGCCGCCTTGCAAGTTCAAGACGACAACGAACAGTTCACCACCTTGACCGTGTCAACCCAAAAGCATATCGGCGTGAACTTCACTTCTGCCGAATTGACCATGCAATTGGATGACTTCGCAGAGCGTGTGTTGAAGCCTCGTATCAGCCAGTTGGCCAGTTCTATCGACGCCGACGTCGCCAATGCTTACAAGAGCATCGGTAACACCGTGGGCACGCCTGGCACCACTCCTTCTACTTCTTTGGTGCTGTTGCAAGCCCAGCAAAAGCTGAACGAGAACGCCGCTGTGATGAGCCCCCGTTATGCCACCGTCAACCCCGCCGCTAACGCTGGTTTGGTCGAAGGCATGAAGGGTCTGTTCAACCCCACCGATACCATCAGCCGCCAATTCAAAAACGGCATGATGGGCATGGGTGTGTTGGGCTTTGACGAGATCAACATGTCTCAGTCGATCAAGCAGCACTCCACTGGCACCCGCGCCGCTACCGGCACCGTCACTGCTGCCGCTGTGACCGCTGAAGGTTCTGCGACGCTGTCGTTGCCTGTTGGCTCTGGTGAAACCATCACCGTTGGTGACGTGTTCACGATTGCTGACTGCTACGCTGTGAACCCGCAAACCCGTGAATCCACTGGTTCGTTGTTCCAGTTTGTGGCTTTGGCATCAACGACTGCTAGCACCACCGCTACCGTGACCGTAGCGGCCATGTACTCGGCCGACCATGCTCTGGCTACCATGCTGACTTTGCCTGCTACTGCCAAGGCTGTGGTGTTTGTGGGTGCTGCTTCAACTCAGTATCCCCAGAACTTGGTCTACCACAAAGATGCAATTTCGTTCGCCACGGCTGATCTCTTGCTGCCGCAGGGGGTCGATATGGCTGCGCGTGCCGTTCACAATGGCATCAGCTTGCGTGTGGTTCGCCAGTATGACATTAACAACGACCGGATGCCCTGTCGTATCGATGTCTTGTACGGCTACAGCACCATTCGTCCACAAATGGCCTGCCGCATTTGGGGTTGATCTGAAACGGGGCTTCGGCCCCTTTCGTCGTAACATCTTTTTCAAGGAAATTTATCATGGCTCTCCCTAATGGTACTAGTGGCTATCAAGTTGGCGCAGGCAATACCGCCGAAGCGCTGTTGATGGTTCAAGGCGCTCCCACTGCAATTACCGCAACCACCGCAACCCTAACCGGCGCTCAAATGGCCGTCGGGTTGATCACCAGCAACACTTCGGCTGACACCATTGTGACGCTGCCTACCGTTGCCGATCTGGAGCTTGCGATCAGCAGCGCCCAGAAAGTCAACGCCGCATTTGATTTTGCAGTCGCCGTTGACGACACTGCATATCAGTGCACCTTGGCCACCGCTGCTGGTTGGACGTTGCTCGGTAACATGGTGGTGTTGGAAAACACCGGCGCCTTGTTCCGCGCACGTAAAACTGGTGATGGCACTTGGACTTTGTACCGCATCGCGGGCTAAACCAACCAGGGGGCTAATCACCCCCTTCTTTTTATGCCCATCATTTACATGTCTCACCCCGTTCACGGCGCCAAAGTTGCAACGATGGAACTTGAAGCTGTAAACGATGAAAAAAATGGCTGGACACGCTATACTCTTGACACGCCAATTGCTGTTGAAGAGGCGGCTCCACAGGAAGTAAAACGTAGACGTGGCCGTCCAACTGTTGAGGCGGTCGAACTAGGAGCGTAAAGATGGCCACCTACTCTGCTGCCGATCAGATCAACCGGGCGCTGCGGCTGCTGGGTGTGTTGGCCGAAGGTGAAACCCCTTCTGCGTCAGTGTCTCAAGATGCGCTGATGGCGCTCAACCAGATGATCGACTCATGGAATACCGAGCGTTTGTCTGTCTTTTGCACCATTGACCAGATTACCAATTGGCCAGTTGGCTCAATTGAAGAAACCCTTGGCCCCACCGGCTCTTTGGTGCGCCTAAACGGCACCGCCGTGCGGCCCATTCAAGTTGACGACGCCACCTACTACAAAGACCCCGGCACCGGGGTGTCGTATGGCATCAAGCTGATTAACCAGCAGCAATACAACGGGATTGCGGTCAAAACTGTGACCTCGACCTATCCCCAGGTAATGTTTGTCAACAACACGTACCCAGACTTCACGATTAACATCTACCCGCGCCCCACACGTCTGCTGGAGTTCCACTTTGTCAGCGTGCAAGAGCTAAGTCAGCCAGCTAACTTGGCGACTAACATTCTGTTCCCGCCTGGGTATCTACGTGCCTTTGCGTATAACTTGGCCATGGAGTTTGCGCCTGAGTTTGGCGTCGAACCTAGTCCCCAAGTGCAGCGCATTGCTATGACGTCCAAGCGCAACTTGAAGCGCATCAACAATCCTGATGACATCATGTCTATGCCGTATTCGCTAATCGCCACCCGTCAACGTTTTAACATTTACGCAGGAAACTACTAACATGGCCACCATTGCAATCACTTCCCTCCCCGTAGCAACTGCTGCCGCTGCTGCTGATGTCTTGCCGATTGTGCAATCAGGCACAACCAAACAAGTCACTAATGCGTTGTTGTTTACCAATTCAACAATGGTGACGCCAAACATTGGCGCGGCCACGGGTACAAGCCTGACTGCCACAGGCACTATTGTGTCCACTGGCACGGCAGGCGTGGGCTATGCCACAGGCGCTGGTGGGGCGGTCACGCAAGCATCAAGTCGCACCACAGGCGTTACGTTGAACAAAACAACGGGCGCAATCACGTTAGTAAGCGCGGCGGGTTCGGGTACTGCGGCAACTTTTACTGTAACCAACAGCACCGTAGCGGCAACCGATGTCATTATCTTAAACCAAAAGTCAGGCACTGACTTGTACGATTTAATGGTTACTGCGGTGGGAGCCGGTAGTTTTAACATTACATTCCGCACCACTGGTGGCTCAACAACTGAACAACCAGTTTTTAATTTTGCAGTTATCAAAGCAGTTGCGGCTTGATGAAAACGCCCATCCTTGGCTCGACCTACGTGACCCGCAGCGTCAACGCTGCGGATGCCCGTATGGTCAATCTATTTCCAGAAGTTATCCCCGAGGGTGGTAAAGAGCCGGCATTTTTGCAACGTTGCCCAGGCTTGGCGTTTTTGTCAACAATGGGCGATGGCCCGGTTCGTGGGCTGTGGGCGTTTTCGCCTAACGATGGCGTCGGCTTTGTAGTGTCAGGCACTCGGCTCTACAAGATCAACAACGCCTACGTGCCCACACTGATTGGCACCGTGGCCGGTTCTGGGCCGGTTAGCATGGCCGACAACGGCACGCAACTGTTCATTGCAGCCAACGGCCCCAGCTATATCTACAACAACACCACCAACGCCTTTGGCCAGATCACTGACCCTGACTTTCCCGGCGCGGTAACGGTCTGCTATCTGGACGGCTATTTTGTGTTCAACGAGCCCAATAGCCAAAAGATGTGGGTGACCACCCTTTTGGACGGCACGTCCATTGATCCGCTTGAGTTTGCCAGCACCGAAGGGTCGCCTGACGGCCTGCTGGCCGTGGTGTCCAACTTCCGCGAAGTTTGGGCCTTTGGCACAAACTCTATCGAGGTCTGGTACGACTCAGGCGCTACAGACTTCCCCTTGCAACGCATCCAAGGCGCGTTCAACGAACTTGGCTGCGCAGCGCCATACTCAATTGCCAAGATGGACAATGGCCTTTTCTGGCTGGGCCGGGATCGCCGGGGGCAGGGCATTGTTTACAGGGCCAACGGGTACCAAGGCCAGCGCATCTCCACCCATGCGGTTGAATGGCAAATTCAACAGTACAGCGACATGTCGGACGTCATTGCGTACACTTATCAACAGGATGGTCACAGCTTTTATGTGCTGATTTTCCCCACGGCCAACACCACTTGGGTGTACGACGCAGCCACTCAAGCCTGGCATGAGCGGGCAGGCTTTGTTCAAGGTGAGTTTACTCGGCACCGTAGCAATTGCCAGATGGCATTTAACAACAAAATTGTTGTTGGTGATTATGAGAACGGCAATATCTACGCCTTTGACCTTGACGTGTATGCCGACAATGGAGAAATTCAGAAGTGGCTGCGCACCTGGCGGGCGCTGCCCACGGGTCAAAACAACCTCAAACGCACGGCCCATCACAGCTTGCAATTGGATTGCGAAACGGGCGTAGGGCTAAATCTATACCCTGCATACGCCAGCGAAAACATAGACACTGAGTCAGGGTTAAACCTTGTGGCTCAATATGTGCAAACCTATTTGGCCACTCAATCAGGCGACATATTGACCACTGAAGCAGGGGATGGTTTTGAACCGATTGGGCAATACGAGCTATCAGATACTGACATTACGGGCTATGAAATTGTCACCAATTCATACCCTGCTGCACCAGGCTACGAGCCTGAAGCCATGTTGCGTTGGTCGGATGATGGCGGCCACACTTGGTCAAACGAGCATTGGTCGCCACTTGGCAGAATCGGTGCGTATGGCCACAGAACGTTTTGGCGGCGGGTAGGCATGACAGTCAAGCTGCGAGACCGCGTTTATGAGTTGTCCATGAC